TACTTACACCACCTAAAAGCGCACTCCTTAAATCGCCCCCTCTAGCTCCAGCCTCAACTGCGCTCCCTGCAATATTACCTGCAACGACGCTACCTGTTGCGCCCGTAACTGCTCCAGTAACGTAACTTCCAATTTTAGGTGCAACATACCCTACGGCTACTGATTTAAGTACGTCACCAAAATTACCACCTTTTGCCAGTGTGTCTGCGCCATTTATAAGTGGAATAGCCCATGCGTTACCTGTTGCGGCAGCCGCGATAGAAGCAATAGTTGCAATAGGGTCATTAATTACAGCTTCTACAACATCCCCAACAACTTTTACTACAGGTTGTATAATTTCTTCTACGACAAACTCTGCAACGTCTTCTACTACGCCTATTACAAAATCAAAAACATCTGATATAGCATTTGCTATAAAAGCCATATTATTTCCCTACCGTTAAAGGTTCTGTACCTAAATTAATAAAAACTACGTATTGACCGTCTTTGCTGCGACCTACAGCAACATTAGAATCTTTACCTGCTAATCTTTTTTCTAACACACGCATTGCGGGTAAGTAAGTATCTCCTTTAAATTGAGAAGCGTAGTGTGTAAATTTTTTGTTTTGCAGATACCCTAAATAATTTACCATATTGTTTATAAAATTACGTCCTGTGTCTACATTAAACGCACGCCCCACCATTTTACTTTTATTTGCGCCTTTGCCTTTGTGTCCAAGAAATACTGTATTCCCAACCTGTACTATATCTGCATTTTCCATTGCTGTTTCTTTAGCAACAGACGCTAACATAGCTTCTACAGGTATATTATCTTCATTTAGTTGTTTAGCTGCGATAGCCATAACTTGACCTGGGGCAATTTTTTCTTGGTTGCTATCAATAGTTTCCATAATTCACCTAAGTTATCTCAAGTATACTAGCTACCACATGTAGCCTATTCGCTGTAGCAGCGGTAACTTTTAGTATTTCGGTCGCTTGCACTACCAACGGTGCAGTTAACAGCTCTACAGTACCATTAGCTGATACTGACTTAGTTTTAAATAAACTATACACATCACTGCCATTAGTCAAAGTTAAAGTTATAGTGTCAGCGTTGCCAGAGTCTTCAGATACAACAATAGACTTAACAATAGCCGTTGTCGATGCTGCACAGGTGTACAACGTAGTAACACTCGTTGCTGTTAAGTCTAATTTTGCGTTTGTATAAGTATTTGCCATTAGCCTACAAACCACCCGACTGCATCAGATTTTTCCGCTAAAGAAGTATCCCGCAAAACACTATCTATTTGGTTAAAATACAACCTTAAAATTTTGTTAAACTGTTCAAACTCGGCAGCGTTGTACTCTTTAGGTGGGTAAGGTAACGCTGGCGCACGAAACTCTACTGTATACTGATCAGGCATTAACGTCTCCCATCCGCACGTAGGTCAACTCTTGGAGAACCTAATTGCCACTGTACTCCTGTAGCGCTAGATTCTACTTTCATTGACATTTGCCTACCACGAACTCTTGTATGTATTTGTTCTGTATACACTTCAACAGGAGAAGTAGCGCTACGGGTAACCGCGCCTGTGTTTACACCGCTTTCTGATACGGGTGAATTATAACCAGAACCAGAAGAATTTAATGGAAAGAATGTCATGTTTATAACAGGGCTGCTCGCTGTAGATCCTTCAAAAGAAACATCGGGTAGTACCCGCGACATTAACATAAATTGATGCCCATCATCTAAATCAAATTCAGCCGAGGTTATAAAAGCAGGTATTGCAGTAGCAGTGCTTGTTTCATTATCATCGATACCGTTTTCGTGATCTACAAGTAATGAGTTATAAGTAGCGGCTAGCGGGAAAGACCTTAAACCAGAATCTAACCATGCGGTACGTGCCATAGAACCATAATACCATATGTCTTCTAAATAATTATACACCACATACCTATCAATACTAGATGCGCCTGAAGAACAGTAGAACCACCATACTTCGTGAAACGCTTCGTTACTTCCTCCAAACACTTGGTTATATTGTAAAGTATTAAAGTCTGTAAATACATGTTTACGTAAGTCACAAGGAAGCGGTTGAGCTCTACCATCATACTTATAAAATTTATCTTTGCCCATCCAGTAAGATACACCGTTAGCATAAGCCACACTATTTTGTGAAGTTATAGAAGTTTGCTCGCCGACAAGCGTAGCTGACCATACACCAGACCCTGCTCCAACATACTGCAAAGAATAAAGAGAAGAGTCTGTCCAAACAAGAACCTCTTGGCGTCCTTGAGAAGCGGTAACTATTTCTGTACCACGAGATAACCGTAAACTACCTGCTTGATTTGTAGCTGCAGGAGTCCAATTTGTAGCGTCTTCTTGGTCAGACCAACGAATAAGCATAGGATCTTTTGTAGCAGAACCAAGCACATTAGTACCAAAACAAAACACAAATCGACTAATATCTGATACAAGTATAGAATTTTGTACCGTTGGTACATTTGAAGCTCCTGCTTTGCTAGACAACAGGACTGCACGAGTAGTTAACGTGCCTGAAGCGTCCCAATAAAAAATAGAACCGTCTCTATGTCCAAATATTAAGTCTTCACCAAAGTTTTGTTGCGACCATATACGTAAAGTTTCTGTATCTGAAACACCTTGCCCCCAAGCACCAGACCCCCAACCACTAGCGCCCCAACCAACAAGGGGATTAGCGGAAGATGCGCCTGTATTTATCTGATATGCACCTACAACGGAACTCCCACCGCTTCCCGAATCAGAACTGCTTGCTGCAATGTTCGTATAGAGAGCGTCTGTTATGGTATCAGAGTTAAAACTTTTTGCTGTAATTGTGTATTTATTTGCGTCTTGTACGTTAACCACTTGATATTCTTGGTTAAGCATCGCAGCGGTAATATTCCCACTTAGAGCAGCGGCTCCGCTAAAAGTAACAAAATCATTAGCTATTGCCCCGTGACTACTGTCTGTAACGACTAGCGTAAAACAATTTACAGCGGCATTATCACTATGTACAGCGGCGGTAGTGCTAGTAGATGTACCTGAAACAAGATAGGACGCACCTCGTGTACAACCTGTAAACGTGTTACTGCTTATAGCTGAGTAATCTATAACCTCACTATCTATTATAAGTTTACCAGAAATAGGGAATCCTGTAGTATCATCTATAGTTATTGTTGTATCATCAGCGTCTATAGCACCGTTTAACTGGTCTGCTGAAGCTAAAAAAGTAACATCCCCTGCAGAAGTAGTTGCACGTAAAGGTGTTATATCGTTGTACCCACCGCCGTTTTCTATGTAAAATTTTAAGTGTGTACCTATAGCAATCAAGTTTTGACTACCCAAAGTAATCCAATTCCACAAAGAACGGGCAATACCTAAAAAATTTGCTTCTGATATACGAGTCCAACCACCAATTTTTTCAGGAGTCCCTTGCCTAAACCGAACATTGTTGCATTCATACCAACCGCCTTCGTTAGTGTACCTAGTATTTTCGCGGTTAACTCCTGGTTTTAATAACAATTTTTTTAATGGCATGTTTAATCCAATATAGTTTTAATCTAGCAAAGCTAAAGCTTGCTCCTTTGTTTCATCATTTCTTCTTATCCACCCTCGTCCAAACGTGTCAAAGGTACTAAGAGATCTATAGAATCCATCTCGCATATGGTGCATTTGCTCTATTATATCGGCTGGTTCCATTTCTGCAATAGCTTGTAGAGTCATAGGGCCTATACCACCATCTTGTTCAACACCGACAATACGTTGTAACGCCTTAGCTGATCGTGAAACTCCGCTGTTCACACAAAAATCAAATACCGCCCAATCAACACCAGAAGGTAAATCATCTCCACGCACACGATCCCAGTAATTTTCTTTATATATAGGGTAAACATCATCGTGGGTAAGACCTTCCATCTCACCATCCATAACTTGCCGACCTACGTATTGTTCGTAAACTGCACGCGTAACCCCGAAATTTGTTTCACCCCCAGGGTCTTCTGCGTGCCAAACATAGCCACCTTCGTGAGCTAACAGTCGTGCCATACATTCTTCAAAGTTAGATTTCATCTGGCTTTATTCCTTAGTTTAGCGAACTGTCGAGATCCAAACCAAAAACTAATAATAGAAGTAAACAGTAAGTTTGTGTCGTCATTCCACACCGCCTGTAGTGCTGCGTCAAAGCTGATACCAGTACTTAGTGCTTGCATTAGCCCCGTTATTTTAACTAGTAAAAAAAGACCTACAAACAAGTAAGTCACAACTGGCCTGACTGAACCTGATAAAGCTGCTGCAAAGCCAGACTTAGCATTAGCTGCCCGCATCGAAGCGTATATACCTTCTGTCTCCGCAATGTCTGCTTTGGCGTCTAATTCGTCTAACTTAAGGGATGATAACTGCTCTGCGTATTTTCCTTTAGCTTCGAGCATTTTAAGCTCTTGAGCATCTTTTTGTTTTTGTTGAAATAAATCAAGTATTGAGGGGATTATAGAAGTACCAAATCCTAACGCTGCACCAAGTAATGATAACATGTTATTCTCCTATTTTAATTTTGTTTTAGATAGAGCAGATCCTGTTATGTATGCTGCTACTATACCCGTATTTGCAATTAGAAAGGTAGATAACACTGAAGATATTGATTCCATCCTAGCAAGAGAAATTATTGGAAGTAACAAAAATGCTACGCCTACAATAGAAACAACCATAGATACTAACGCCATCATTCTTTGTGTATCAGCTTGTTTATCTTCGTTCTCAAGTCTAATCCAAGTGGCGTGGCGATCCATTTCTTCATCAGTTACGACCCCATCTCCATCAGCATCTGCTACGGCATATTTACTTTTTTCCTGTAGTTTTTTCCCTGCCATAATTAAATAACTCCTGTTGAGTCTAATATTACTAGTACAAAAAATATGTTCATAATTATAGCCATACCATAAAGTCCTTAATTTGACAACGGATTATCTAATGCTTCTTGCAATCTTTCATTTAATTTGTCTTCAAGCTGCGTCATATCTTCTTCTATTCTATTCTCTACTTCACGCATTGTATCACGAACATCTTTCTCTGTCTCCCTATTTAAACTTTCTACTTCCCTTATTGCAGATGTTACGTCTTTTTGCAGCTCATTCATTTGATTAAGAACATCTTCTAATACCAAGTCTATAGAGCCTTGCGTTGTCTTTATACGTTCTCCAGAGGTTTCCACCTTCTTCTCTAACTTATCAATGTAGCCCTCTAGCTTCAACAAATCATCTCGAAGGTTGTTCTTAATGTCTCTCGTGTAGACAATAGCGTCATCTAACTTACTAATTGTCAATTCGTTGCTTGCCTTGATTTCATCAATATCGATCTCCTGCACCACTTCTCGTAAATCAAGATAGTCAAAATAAAATTCATAGCCCACATAGGCCGAACCAGCTAATGTACTAAGTGCTGTAAGTGCAATCGCAATTCGACCACCGCCCGAAAACTTTACACCACCGACTTCTACCTCTGCCATGATCTTCTCCTTACTCGAATGCCAGCTCTCGTAGCTTATTAATTTCTTG